ACCGTGATCGTGGCGCCCGTCACCGTGAAGAATTGCGATGCCATAGTCCCCAGCCACGCCTGCCCCATGTGGCCCGGCACGATCGAATAGTCGAACGCGCCCGGCACCGGTTCATCCGGGAAACTCTGCAATTGTGCCGCGCCACTCGAAAAGCTCGTGCTATCCACCACGTCCTGCGCCAGGCCGCTGAAGTGAAATTCGTGATAGTCCCCATTAATCAGGATGTCCATTTGATCCACCGACGCGCCTGAAATCAGCCGCTGTACGGCAGTCGACGGACTCCAATAATCGAAGATGCTCACGCTCTTTAAATCGGTGGTCGGCATGTACGTCACCGTCGAGCCAATCGTCGATCCGGACGCCGGCAAAATCGTGAACGGAGAGTTCAACTGCACCGTCTGGGCATCCACAATCGCCGCCACAAACCGGATCTCCCCTCCGCTCATCACCGCTTGGCCCGCGCTCAACCCGTGCGCGGCCCCGAAGCCCAGCCTGCCGCCGGCTGTGCTCGAGGCCGCGATGGCCCCAGTAAATCTCATCGCGTCGCCGCCCAGCGCCGCGTGAAACAAGGGGCCATACCCTGGACCCGACGTCGTCTTGTCCCAACTCGTCAGGTACGTCTGCAAATCGAAATCGGTCCGCCGCCGAACGCCCGGTGGAAGCCCGGCGAATGTCCGGCTCCCCGTCTTGTCGCGCCGCGTCGCGGTTTCCGCCTTCTGACGGACTCCCAGTTTCACCGCCGGAATCCGATGCGCGGCCGTGATCGCCTCCGCCTTACCGAACGAATTCTCCAGCACCGTGTAGAATCGGTTCGCGTTCGAGCTGATATATGAAGCCATACTAGTTCCTGCTTACTCCGATCTCGAATGTGATCTTCGCTATCTGCATAAAATTCTTTCCGCCCTGCTTGACCGGCGAGAACGACACCTGATACTTCCCGCCATAGAACATCCCGTCACCCCAATCGCCCCGGCTCTCGTTCAGCAGCTGCATCGCGCCGTCCACGTAGAACTCGAGCTTTTGCTCCAGCCCTTCAAGCCGATCCTGCGAGTGCCGCACCTCAATCGCCATCTCCGCTTTCCCGGAGAAGCTCCGAAACTTCTCCCGCAAGTCGTTCGCGAGACCCTCGCAATAGACGTTCACGTTCGGATACTTCACCGCTCCGCTTCGCTCCGCCATCTCTGCCGCGACGTTTTGCGCTCGCACCTGAGCCGGGTCCACCACCTGCGCGGCGTCTGGCCCGCCAAGTGTGAGTGCCGCTAAGCCCGCATTCAACCCAGCGGGCCCCGTAATTCGGTTCACCACCTTGTTCGTGATTACGCTTCCAATTCCGCTCGTCATCATCCCCTCTGCAGCATCCGCGGCGCCGGCCGCATGTAGCTGGGACTCTGCCCCGTTCCCGCAGTCCTCCCGCCCGTTACCACCGGACCAGGATGTGTCCATGTTTCGTTGAGACCCAACACCGCCGGATTCTGCAAGACCAGGGCACGCGGATTTGCGCCGGCGTACACATTCCATCCCCGGGCATTCGCCGGCGCCGCACCTGCCTGCACCTGAAATGTGCTGCCGCTGATCGTGATGGTTGCCGGAAGCGATGGCGCACCCTCCTCGCCGGCCCCATTCGTCCAGGCCACCGCGACATAGTACATCCCGTCCGCTATCGCGCCCGACGCCGCTTCCAACTTCGGCGGCGATGCCTGCGCCACCGGGTCCTGCGACATTCCGATACCGCTCTGAATCGCCTTCTCGTACGCCCACTGCGCCAGTGCATGATACTCGTCGCGCTTACCCGCGTAGCGGTCGTTGAGCTGGCTGTTGTATGCATCCCGGTAAACCAGCTCAAGCGTTCGAAACGTGTGCCACAACTTCAGCGGCGGCGTCACCACCACGTAGTCCAGCGACGGCACGGTCGTGGTCGATCCGAGATCCACCGGCCCGCTCATCCGTGCCAGCAATACTCGCAATTCCAGCGACATTTCCTCTTGTGCCAGCGCCAGCTTGCGCGTCACGTCGATCCCCTCCGTGTTTGCCACCTCCAGCAACTGTGTGTCGTGTCCTTGCAAATCCTCGATGCCGGACACCGGGCCGTCGTTGAACAGAGCCATCTCGTCCGCCTTATTCCTTCGCCCCGCGCGCCTGGTGCGCCCGCAGTTCGTCCAGTTCCTGTTTCGGAACTACCGCCAGTTGCATGGCCGTCGCCGCTGCCACCTTCGCGTCCGCTGCCCGTTTCGCTTCCGCCATATCCGCGCGGAACTTCTCCAGGTCCGCATCTTCGGCCAGATCCGCCATACCGTCCACAATCAGCTTCGCTGCAATGTGTTTCGACACTTCTGTCAGGGTGCCGTCCTTGCCGCCGTCGGTGGTTTCCTTGCTCTTCACCACGGGAAACTCGTCGGCAATCTTCGATTCCCAATCGCGAATCTTCTGGTAATAAACTCTCAAATCCATTGATCTCTCCTGTTGATCCTTCTCGTTTGCGACTCCGCGTCTCTACGCCTGGGGGACGCCTCGAGGGGCGAAGTCTCCCAACCTCGCCCCTCTCCCCACCGGTCTACGTGTTGACCTGCACGCCGGACGTGTTCCGCAACACGCCGCAGCCATACAGCACGTCTACCGTGAACTGCTGAGCCAGAGTGTTCGGCTGGTAGCTCATCACCACCCGCATGCCGAAGTTCCCCAACTCCGCGTACTCCGCGATCGCGCCGGTCCCGGGCAGCGGCTGCGGCAGGCGCCGGATCACCAGTCCCAGGGCGTCCTTCGTGAACGCCATGTTGTGTGTCGTCACAGGACTGCTCCCCGTCTTCTGCACGAACTGCGAGCGGAACACGAAGAAGTCCTTGATCTTGCCGACGCTGCCGTCGATCAGCGACCGCAGCCCGGCGTCGCCCGCCGTCTGGAATTCGCTGAAGCGCGGAATCTGGCGCCACGCCGAATACGTTCCCGCGTCCACCACCATGAACTTCTGCGACGATGCCGGAACCTTCGCCAGGAACAGCGCCGTTTCCGCCGCGTCGATGATCGATTCCGTGATCGTTGTCCCCGGCGTACCCACCGGAGTGTTCGCCGTGAAGCCCGCATACAGGCCAAGAAGGTCGCTCTCGATCTTCTGCGCGATTGCCGCCACCGCCGGCTCCATGTAGATCTTCAGCAGGTCCGGCACCGCCAGCACCTTGGTCACGTCCGGAATCTGGAACGTTGCTTCCGCGTGCGTGTTCAGCACGATCTGCGCGTTCCCCAGGTTCGGACTCTGCAGTTGCACCGTATTTCCTTCCGCGATGTTGTTCGCCACCATCGTCGGAGGAATCGGCACGTTCACTGTGTCGCCGGCCTGCGCCAGCACCGGCTCGTAGTCGCGATTCACCAGGTTCCCCATCACGAGGTTCCCCACCAGCACCGGCAATGCATCGGCCGCCACCAGCTTCACAATCGCGTTTGCGATGTTACTCGAAGTAATTGCTCCCAAAACGTTCTCTCCTTATTCTTTCTGGGTAGGCCGAACCCACCCGGTTCTTCCACACGCCGGCCTCTCTGTGGCGCACGCTTCAGCGTGCCGCATCGACACTCGTGTCGACGTGCCTCTGGCTTTGCGCCCGTCAAAACCTGTGTGAATCTCGTTTAATTCCTACAGCCCCCGCAGGGTCTGCGACGCCACGCGCACGATTTCTTCCCGCACGCGTTGCATTTCCTCGGCGCTCATACCCGGACGAATTCGCTCCAGGTCCACATTCTCCCGGCCGGCCGCCGGGGCTTTCTGGGTCGCCGTCATTCCTGTCCCGCCGGCAATTCGCGCCGGCAGAAACTCAGGGTTCTCCGTAACAAACGCGGCCAGGTAATCCTTGATCGGCGTGTCGCCGGCTTCCGACCGGGCAATCAGCCGTCCGTCCTCAGTCCGCATGACCCCGTCCTGAACCGCCCGGAACGCCAGATCGATCTTGGCTACGCCCAGCCGTTGCAGTTCGCTTCGGATTGCCGAGCTCCGCTCAGCCTCCGCCGCCACCGCCCGGCTGCGCTTGTTTTCTTCCACGACCTCGTTCAGCCTGCGCTCCAGTTGCTCCCTGCGCTTGCGCTCATCCTCGAGCTCCGCCTTATACGCCGGTTCGCTCCTGGCCTGTTCGCTGCTTACGAACTCCTGTACCGCCTGCCGCACAATCGTATTGATATCGATTCCTTCCATGTCCTTCCTTTCCTCAAACCTGATTCCTCCGTCCCTCCGTATCCGGCCGCTGGCGACGTGTCGCCCGCACCCTCCTAACTCCTGACTTGTAACCCCGCCCCATTCGCCCAAGCCACTTCAATCTCCTCCGCCACGCGATTCTTTACGTCCTGCCGCGCGTCGCACAGATACTTCAACGCCAGCTTCTTGAAGATTTGCCTCTTCAGCGTGTCTGAGCCGATCCCCATTTCCAGCAGCTTCTTCGCATCGTCCAGTTCGCTGCTGAAGTCTCCGATGTCGAACTCGTCCATCCCTGTCACATCGATCGCCACCCCGTCCTGCCGCGCCTCCGCGATCGCACCCAGCACTTGCTTCATCGTGTCCTTCACCATGTCGCCGTAGGCCCGCAACACCTCCTGAGTAACGCTGAAGTCCCTCTGTTTGCTCAGTCCGCTCATCTGCACATCCGAACTGCCGCTCCCGGCTTGGTTCATCAGATAGCAGACCCGGTAGATCTCATCCTTCAAGCGAACCAGGTTGTCCGCCGCAATCTGGTAGACCTTCCCCTCTGGCTCCGTCCATCCGAACCGGTCTCCCGGACTCAACTGAATGTAGTAACTCTCCCCCACCATCTGATTCCATTCCCGATCCGAATAAACCACCGGCATCGCGAACAGTCCCATCGTCAAGGCCCAAGCCAGCGCGTTCGACTTATTCAGGTGTTCCATTTGCAGTAAGGCAGCCTTGTTCATCAGCCATAGCCCCTCCGACACCTTCATTTCGAAAACGGGCACGCGCTGGAGCCCAGCCAGCGCGTGCCGTCCTTCGTCGATTAGCTCCACCTCCTTTCCGTCGCCAACCTTCCGATACACTTGGAAGTTTTCGCGGTCATAGTAGATCCACCGGACCTCTTTCTCCCACTTCGCGTCCGTAACCTTCGACTGCTGCAAACAGGACGTCCGGATCACCAGCCATTCGAGCCCGCCGTACTGGTCGTGACTCCAGTTGATGACCTCTTCAGCGCTGTAATCCACCAGGTAAGCGCGCGACCGGCCCGACGCATCCTCTTCGGCCCGCGTTCGCGCCGGCCCGTTCGCCCGCGGAAAATCCACAGCCAGGAAGCTCTGTCCGTTCACCAGAGCCTCCGTAAATCGCTGCCGGAAGAACTCGTGCAACGTGGTGCCCTTCAGGTCGCAGTCATCCGAGAACACGTTATAGAACCGCTTAGCTCCGGGATCGCTGCCGTCGAACTGCAGAATCGGCTCTCTGCGCAGCAGCGTCGCCGCGTACCAATCCACAATGGAGCCGATATAGTTCTCATAAAAGACCCGGCTCAACCGCTCGGCATACACTGGCGCAGGTTCGTTGTTCCGCCGAACCAGGTAATCCGATGCGTTTAGGCGAATCCTCTCGCCGCCCGCATAGAGGTCTCTGTACTGTCTCCACATCGCCTTGCGCGCGATGTATTCGGGGTGTTCCCGATCAATGGTTTGCGTTGTCATATCAATGGCCTTCCCACTGGCCCGCCCTTTTTCCGCGGGGTAAATTCCTGGCACACCAGGTACCCCAGCGCGTCCGATAAGTGCGTCCTAAGTCGATCGCGATTCTTATCGATCTCGCCGGTCTCTGCCTTGTAACAGATTTCCTCAAAATCCCGGATCAGTTCCTTGCACCTGGGATCCACAACCATGCCAACCGTTCCTGCTGCCGTCCGGAATTGCTTGTTCATCAGATTGATCCGGTCCCTGACGCTGGGATTGAATTTGTTCTCCCGCCACTGCGGCTTCAGATTCGTGTTAGTGCCGAAATACTCCTCAATGATCTGGTAGTCCGTCGAACCCGTCGTCTGCCGCTGATTCCCACTCGAATCGCCATACACAATCACGCCTTTGTCGTGCCTCGGATAGCGCCGCATGAACTCTTCGCAGGCGTCTTTCGTCGAACTGTTTCGCAGATAGATCTCGTCCAACACAATCACCTTGTCCACCGTCGTCTGCACGATCACCGAGCTCATCGGGTCCACGTTGAAATCCAACGCCCATCGCAGTGGAAGCTGCGGATTCACCTTCGATTCCTTAATGTGCTCCGCTCGTCCGAAAGCCGAATACACTCGGCCTCCGTCCATGCTGAGGTAGTCGCCAAGTACTTCCTGCGCGTAAAACTTCGGGTCGTAACTATCTTTCAACCGCTCATAAAAATCGCCGACCTTTGCCAGCAGGTGCTTGTTCTCGAATGCCTTGGCCAGAATCGCTTCGTACCCCGGCGCCCGCTCCGAAATGAACTTCCGGTAAACCCAGTCAAACCCCTTCGGCGTCCATACCGCAAAACCGCACAGCCGCTTCGCAAGCGGATCGCGCAAGCGGCCTTCCAGCCGTAACCACGCCTCTTCTTGCGTGTAAGTCAGCTCGTCCAATCCGAACCATGCCAGGTTTGTTCCGCGTAGCCGCTCAAACTCCTCTACCGGCCGGAACAGGATCCGCGACCCGGTGTCCTTGAAGATCAGCGTATTCTCCGCCTTGTTGTGCTCGTAAGGCAGGTCGTTCGCCCGGATAATCTCCAGAAGGGCCACCTGTGTCGCATCCCGCAGCATCGGGTAAGTCGGTGCACCGATCAGCCCCAGCCGGCCCGGATTCTGATAACTCAGCCGGATCGCTTCCTGGCACAGCGCCTGGCTTTTGCCGCTGCCGATCGGTCCCGAGAACCCCTTGAATCGCTTCTCGCATTCGTGAAACTTCTTCTGTGATGGCAGGGGGTCGTAAGCGATCCCGATGCGCCGCAGCCCCGTTATTCGGTCTCCGGGCTCTCGGATGGATTGATCCATGTCACCGTGATCTCCTTTGCCTCGTCCTGGTCAAACTCCTTCTGTAACTGGATCAACTTCAGATACTCCGCCGTCGTCGCTTTTACCTCGCCTTTCTGAACCTGTGCTTCGATCGCCTGGATCATCTTTTCCAGCAACTCCGCGACCCGTATCTTCTCTTGAACCTGGCCCCAGTTCTCACAGTCCCTGCACGACTTCGGTGCCTTCACCCGTTGCTTGCTCGCCATCCTGCCTCCGGTCTATGAATTCCGCGCCTTGTAGGACAGACGATCGTCATGCCGTCGTCTGTCCACTCCAGGCCTCTCTATCAACCGCGCGGTTGCGGATTATAAAAAAGGGGCCACCGCAGCAAA